TCCTAGGGCAATCAGTGGACTACCGCCAGCCGCTCCAATTGGGCTTGGCACTTTTTGCATCAATTAAAACAGGAGTAGCAGCATGATCACAATACTAGGAAGCACCACAAGGCTAACCGAAGCAAATTACGAGTATTTACAGGCCATGATCGATTATTCGATGGATGAGATTGGCAGGGACTTGGACGAGGATCAATTATCTACCAGAGGGGCTATAGCCTTATCTGCGGAGTTGAGCCGCCTTAACAAAATCAGGCAGCAATTAGCTTTAAATGAAATGCTTTTGGATGAGATTGCCATGGGCTTTGACGATGAGGGGTCAGCAGCATGATTAAATTAAAAGTAGGTAGAGACACCTTGAGCATTAGCCCTAGAGAGCAGCGGGGATTAACCGCAATAATGTTGTCTGGCTATGCCCTAATGCGCTCAGACATTTGGGAGGGACGCAACAGCGGGAAGAGTCCAATGCTAGACCTAAAGTCTAGGGATTCGATGGCTGCGCTGGGTGTAACCGAAGTGTACCGCGACAGTTACACCGCACACAGCAAACGCGCAGCCGCATTCTTTAAGCGCCACCCGCGCTGCCAATCTGTACTTGAGGGCAACCCAAGACGCATCAAAGCAATCTTAACCAAATTAACGGAGTTACAAAAATGAATAAATTAACTCAATATCCAATAGTGCTAGACGCGCCTAATTACATAGAATTGGCCACAGACTTGGCTGGCACTTGGTTAGAAAATACTTACCTCGACCCAATTTGGGAAACTGATAGCGAGGGCAACCAAAGCTACACGGTGGAAGCTCAAGATGTTTTTAACTATTGGCTGGAGCAAATCGAATCGATTTTACATTCTAATAGGATTTTCAAGGATGGCGATGACCACCTAGGGGGTGACTTGTGCATAGCCCACAGTTCGACTTGAGTGAATCTAATAGGGCTTTTGAAAATGCCTTTATCCTGGCGATTATAAATCGTGACGATCCGTGGATGTATATGTATTCTAGCGATCACCACGACTTCTTTAAAAACAAAGATACAAAAGAGTATATTAAGTGCCTTAAGGAGGTGAAATCATGACATTACAAACTCACACAGATAACGGCCCAATCGTAGTTGCACACGAAGAGCCGTGTCACGACTGTAACCATTCAGATTGCAGAGTAATTTTTTCACAGAATGACCTTTACTTTTTTGAGAGGTCAACTCGGTGTAACTTTGAATCATCACAGTTGCGCGGTGATATTGAGCAGGAGAATCTAATTGAAGCCAAGTGAAAAGATAAAGCTTTTGGGGTTTAAGAGTATGGCAGAAGCAGCGAGTGCTGCGGGTGAGGGTGAAATAAACCTAATACGTTGGAGTACTAGTTACCCTAGAAGATTTGAGTTGATACTCAAGGGATTGGCATTTGAGCGCATGAATGACCAGCTAAATGCCGCTTTTGGGGAAATGGACAGCGTGGAATGAAGGTTACTTTTGAGAAAAATAAGAGTATTGTGCGAACTTGGGGACAAAGGTGGTTTTACGCAGTCCTTCTGAGGTGACTCGATTTGCCTCGGACTTATGGATTCTAGCCACCTTTGTCTCCATTCTTTTTTTACGAATCTACTTCTAATACCGAAATCAGCCGCTCTAAGTACCAGCGGCTTTTTTTTGCGTCTTCTAAAGTCTTGTTTTTGTAATCCATTCGCCAAAGGTACTTGATGCAATTGGCTTTGCAGTATCCTTTAAAAGCTTCAGTACTCATTGATGCTTGAATAGCTTCAATAGCCTCTATGCCACCAGAATTGTAATGACTCGGAGAATTCACTAAGTCTTCTGACTCTTTTGGCTCTTTGTCGCGTTTTTGCCAATGCTCTAAGCCACTTCTCTGGGCTTCGATTGCAGGGGAATCTCGCTGGAGTTTATTCCAATCGGCTGGGGTCGCATCGTTTAATCTAATAGACTTTTTCATTTCTAATTGTTTCCTCTTGGCTTTTGGCGCACGGCCTTGCCCTGTTCAAATTTAATAACGCGAATGTAATCTGCACCATCTTCTAAATGCGCGTAGTAGTTCTCAGCAGTTTTAGTTTGGTTCGACCAATGGTCTCGCGGTGAATTGAGTTGCAGTAATTCTCTAAATGTTAAAATCATCGCGATGGCTCCCAAAGTTTGACTTGCTCGGCCTTGGCATCCCAATCGTCAAAGCGCAATATCCTAGCCATTCGGGCCTGAGTTATTGCCTCATCTCGCGACATACCAGCCTTAGCAAATTGATTTTCTACCAGTGACCAATCGGGGCGATTGCCTAACACCTTGGCCGCAGTGACTGCACCCACCTTTGGGCAACCGCTATAACCATCGGTAACATCTCCAGACAACGTCTGCGAATAAAAATTACGATCTGCTTCTAATAGCTTTATATCTAATAGATCACCGTCATTTGGCCTAAACAATTTGCCAGGGATTGTCTTCATATCTTTATCATCCGACACAATCACAGTATCGATGTCTGGGGCGCTACCTAATATGCCCATCACATCATCGGCCTCTAATGTGGCTTGTCGGTGGCTGGGCCAATTGTCTTCGACCCAAGCAACCATAGCTTTGTAGCCGACTGGCTTGCGCGTCTTCTTCCGATTACTTTTGTAGCTGGGAGATACTGTCTTACGGAAATTCACTGAGTCTGATATGCACATCAAGATTTCATCTGAGCCTAGGCGTTCTTGGAAGCCTTTAATTTGCTCAGTGAATATAGATTTGGCCACCTTTAGGTCGGTAGCAAGTGACCAAATATCATCGCCCCAATCGGTTTCCTCTTCGGCAATTACGCTCGCCCGAAACAGAAACAGATCGGCATCAATTAGCAGGGTTGGTTGGGATTTGTCCTGCAATGTGTGTAAGTATTTCATCTAATTCACCTAAAAAATCGGCACCGAGTGCCGTTATTGTCCAATTGCTGCCAAAGGTATCGTGGTCAATCTGATTCGATATATAGCCCAAGCTTGCGCTGGTGGCCACATAGACAGCGGCCTTTCTCGCGAAGTTTGATTTCAGTTTGAAGGGAGTTCTATTCGCACGATCTAATACAAGAAAAAAACAAATGAGATGCTCAACATCATCGTCAGACATATCACGAAACTCAAAGTCAGTGAGTGTCTGTCCATGTCTTTCCGATTTGGAAGTCTGCTTCGATGGGGAGTGAAAATCCGTATTCTTCTCCCGATTCTTCAGCCATTCGCTTACATATATTACCGACATGCTCTGCCACCTCTTTAGTTTTGCAGGCGATCTGCACCTCATCATGTATCCATCCCATGATGTATGCCTCTAAACCCTGCTTAATTAATTCTTGGTCAATCAGCTTCACCCACTGCTTACAAAGAACTGCCCCGCTGGACTGCAAAATTTGTGATAAAACACGGTGTTCTGAGCGCACAAACAGCTTTCTACCGTCAGTGCCACGAAGCCAGCCTTTTTGAGCGAAAGCTTTCCTAAGCTCGTCATTAAGCCTTTTGAATGCAGGCAAATTCCTATTGAAGTCGGCTTTAAGTTGCTTACCGTCCTTAGCAGTACCACCAACGATTTTGCCAATCATTCCATCTCCACCACCGTACATAAGGGCATAGATAAACGTCTTAGCTTGATCTCTAGTAGCCAACCCAGCAGCTTTTTGATTAAAGGTGTGAATATCTGACTCAAGAATCTGTTTGGAATACTGACCATCGTCATCTAACGCATTGGCGAGGCATCTAAGTTCTAGCCCAGACAAATCGCTACCCAATAGTGACCAGCCTTTAGGCACCGTAAACAGATCACGACACTCTTTGCCGTATGGTGTGCGTATGCTCGGAATCTGCTGCAAATTAGGTGAGCGGCATGATGCGCGGCCCGATATTGTTCCACCTGAGATCAAGTTGTGACGTATCTTTCCGTCAGTGTCCACCAGCTTCATCCACGCTGCGTTGCCTTCGCTCAACATGGCAATACGCTTTTGTACTATGAAGAATTCTGCAAGCTTCTTAGCCTCTGGGTACTCCAGAGCGATTAGTACATCTTCATCGATCTTTGGTTGGCCACTAGGCGTAAACAGTTTTGGTTTCCACTTGTACTTAGCGGTCAGGCAACGAGCAATGTGCGCCCTAGAGTTTGGATTAAAGTGAACTACTTTGATCTTCATCATCTCTTCGCCCTTAACATAGCCGCGAGTCGCATTGTTGATCTTCGGGGTGAAAGGCGTGTGGATTTCCCACGGCTCAAACAGAGTAGCCAAAGAAGTCTCTAGGTCTAAACGCTTCTGAGACAATATGGCATATAGATCGCCAGCTTTCTCAATATCAAAGGTCCAGCCGTTGTTCCCGATACGGAAGCAGACCTCGGCCAAATCATGCTCTAACTTGATACTTCTTTCAGAAAAGTCAGTATCTCTATTGAGTAGCTTCAGTAGATCGTAAGTGACGTTTACGTCTTGCTCCATATACAGAAGCATGTCTTCATTAAAAGCACTCCAGCCGCCATCGTAATCGCCCTTGTTGTTACCTAGGCGCATCCCCCACGCAGCTAAACTGTGGCTGCCATAGAAACGCTTCAAGAAACCTTCTGGCTGCTTTGCTCTAACAGAGTCCTCGGTCATCAGGTCAGCTTTGATTAGCCGAGATAGCACTAGCGTATCTGTCACCTTTCCTTTCGGTTTCCAATCAGGGTAAATCTTCTGTATTGCAGGTATGTCAAAACCAATAACATTGTGTCCGATGATCTCATCAGCATTCGCCAGGATATCGATAGCTTCTTCAATCTGGTGCGGCCTAAAGGTTTTCATCGAGTTAACCCGTCTATCACATTGGGCAATGTCTTTAATAGCAATACAGTGGATGGTTGTTAATTCGGGAAGCAGCCCATTGGTCTCTATGTCGAAAACTAGGCGGCTCACAATGCCAACTCGCTTTGCTGTGGGCGCTTAGATAGAAGCTGTCGAGTGCGGAAAAAATTAGCTTTCTTAGGGTAGTGGGCTTGGAACAATCGCGCATAATATGGCCGATGGTTATTGTTCAGTTTAAAGCCTAGGTCATCACGGGTTTCGATGTCTTGGTGCCACCTGATTCGCTCAAAGATTGCATAGGCAGAATAGTTGCCCCGCCCAGTAGCGATGGCTGCATTTGTATATCTTTTAAACAATGACCAGACATCTGGGTTTTCTTTATGGAACTTGAGAAAGTCTTTTTCAAGACGAGTTTGCTCTTGAGACATAGGGTCTCTCCTTAAATGTTTTTATTTAGAATCTATCGGGGGATGCCTCTAACAGCCGTCCAGTTGCACGGGTGTATTCAAGCGTATCTGCTTGTCCTACTTCGCCAGTGAATCGGTTTTTCAGTAAGACTATTTCGCGGGTATCATCGGTAGGATCGTCTTCGTTCTTTTGTAGTCCTACGCAAAAATCAGCTAATTGAGCGAGGGCATGTGAGCCTCTAAGCTGGCTTAATTGGACTTTAGCTCCGTCTTCATGGCCTTTGTTGCCGTCTGGTCTTTTGAGATGGCTAACAAGGAAAAGGCAGATGTCTAGCTCCTGCACCAGCTTGGCAAGCGTGGTCATTATCGAGTCAATTAGCTTACGCTCATCAACGCCTTTATCGGTGACCATGCCACTGACAATGAGCGATATGTGATCTAAAAATATGGTTTTACAGCCCATACCTTTGACCATGTACTGGATTCGGTTAATGATTGTGTCAACTGCCGTGCAGCCACAGTGGTCAAATAAATAGATCGGGTTACCACCTAATAGCGAGTCATAAGCCTCAACGATCTCAGGCTCACCAATACCGTCCGTAATAATAATGTTCTTCTTCATGTGAAGCCCTACAAGTCCCTGTAGCGTCCTCTTATTAGTCTCTTCCAGCATCAACAGGCCGACACTTTGCCCGCTCGTATGTAAGTGATAAGCGATCTCTCTAATGAAAGTAGACTTGCCTACACCGCTTCCCGCACAAATCGTGACCAGCCCAGTGCGTATGCCCAAGGTCATCTCATTAAGCTTTGAGTAAGGGTAGCTAACAGTGCTTGCAGCATCTGACTTGCCGATTATGTCTCGAAAGTCATCACTGCTCACAATCCCGTCTGGCCGCCAATCTTTGGCTCTCCAAATGGCATCGATAATTGCCTTCCCTTCTCCTTTCTGAAGGCATTCGTTGGCATCCTTGTACGGAAGTATCGCGAGCTTTACTTTGCCTACAGGGAGCGACTCAGCGCACTCTAGGGCCGCTCTCTGGCCAGCATCATCTTGGTCAAACATCAATATGATCTCCTCAAACTGCATAAGGAAATCCCACTGAGCTATCAATGCTTTTTTGCCACTGGATGCACCTTGGCCAAGGCTGACCACGGGCCATTTGTTGCCTTGTACTTGGCTCACTGAAAGGCAATCAAGCTCCCCTTCGGTAATCACCAGCTTTTTGCCAGAGTTCCAAAGGTGCTGACCAAACAGTGTCATGTTTTTGGATTCACCTAGGATCGAAAAGTTTTTGCTGGCATCTCTAACCTTCTGAGCAATCACTAATCCTTCGGTATTACGGTAGTTTGCTATTTGGTGAGGTCTACCCTTGTAGTTGTCGGTCACTTGGTAATCAAATTTACGACAGGTCTCTTCGGATATGCCTCTGACTTCCAAAGTAGTGTAGTAGCCTGCAATCAAATCTGTTGGGCGCTTATGGTGCTGTTGGCTAATTTCTGTACTGCCACCATCACCAGCTTCAAATGCTTGGCAGCCAAAGCAGAAAGTATGCCCATCGGTGTACACTGCTGCGTTATCAACACTCCCGCATTTCTCGCACGAAATGTGCTGTATCTTTTGCGAATCGTCTTCTTGATTTTGCATCTTGTTATGCCTTGTTTTTAACTTAAATATAAAAAAGGGGGCAACCTCTCGGCCACCCCCTCGCTCTCCTTCGACTGACTATTCTGCCAGCCACTCATCAGGGATCGTCTTATGCGCCCATCTGAAGTTTTGCTTGTCGCAGTAGCTTCCGTAGGTTGTTTTCGATCCCTTGTAGAGTTTGTTGTTGGCATTAGAAAATACAAACCTAATGTCAATGCCTGGATGTTGCTCACGGATAAACTGGTGCTTCTTGCGGTCCTCTAAATCCCAGATGCCTTTTGTTTCGACATAAAAAAAGCCACCTTCTTTGGGTAGCTTAAAATCTGGGGTATAGCGTGACATTCGCATCGGCACTTCATAGGCAATCTTATCTGTCTCGTACAGTAACTCTAATCCTGCCTCAGTTATCTGCTTTGAGATTTTGTCTTCTAAGCCTGACCTAAATCCGTGTTTACGACCAACAGCGTTCTTAGAATCGACCTGCGGATTCCGATACCACTTCTTCTTCTGCTGCATCTTCGACCGCATCTTCAAATTCCTCTTTCAGTATTTCCTTTGCGATAAAGCCCCCGTCCACAGAGTCAAACCCAGCGTCTTCATCGCTGTTTCCACCGACTGGGGTAATCACTTGGACTTTGGCTAATTGAAGGCTGATGCCTTTGGAGCCGCTTACTGAGTAGGCCGAAATAGAGCCACCAAGCTTTAGGATAGAGCCACCCCATAGCGTAGGAATCTGCTCGCCGACCATGATTTGACCATCAGAGTCAAAGATCAAAGGTGCATACTTGGACTTGCACTTCATTACCATTTGTCCAGTTTCTTCGTCCTTTGCAAAAGGTATCTTGAACTTAGTGTTCTCACCGAACTCTTCGCGGCCTAACTTCTCACAGGAATCGATTAGCTCGTCACAGTTCTCCATCGCTAACGATGTCTTGTAGACACCATCTGGATTGAACTGTGTATCAGGCTTATTTAGGTGTGGGTAAACTGCGGTGCCAACTGGAGTAATAAATTTTATTCTACGAGCCATGTGGACTCTCCTTAATTTTAGAATGATTGATAGGTTTGGTTTTTTCACTTTTCTTACGGGTAGTGATGAGTGTTTCAAGACAAATACCTAGTCTTTGAGCTTCATCAATCATCGGCAGAGGAAGTCGGTCACCTCTGCTAGAGATAATTTGGACGAACGAAAGTAAACGCGCTCTTGGGTGCATTCTTGGTTTTCCTTACTGGGGTTTTCGGTAGATTTTAACTGGTAGTATCATTTAGGTGGACACAAAGAAAAACCCACTAAAAAGTGGGCTTGGAGGGAGGGTCTAATTGAGGTTAGGTTTAGCTGTCAGGCAAAGCAGAAGTCTGATTCTGCGATTACAAGAAGATCAAGATGGCCCTTGTTGGGCAGCGCCAAGTCATCCAATGGGCTTGTGTCCGAAAGCTGCGCCAAAGTAGCGTCATAGATCATCGAATAAAGGCAGAACCCTGAGTACTGTTCTTTGAAGGTCTCGCGAACAATAGAGAACAAGTCCCAACTGCTTTCGCAAGGTACAGCAAAAGAGTCGTGGATCAGCATGAAGTCGTTAATTCCATTATCCTTTAGCGCGAGGACTGTACTCAGTAGGTGCGAAGAGTCCATCGAGTGAATGATGTTTGGTGAAATACCACTCTTGGATTGTCTGACACAGATTTTGTCACCGTCAGGACTCTTAAGACCAATCTGCGCTCTCTTCTTGACCTTGGCCGTCCGGTCATATAGATACACCTTTATTTTCTCTGATTTCCATCTGGTTTTCTTCTGTGTCACAGGAAAGCCAATC